AAAACATGACTATTATAGATAGATTAACTATCGAAACCCTTGTTGGTACAAGAATATCAAATATAGATTTGTACCAAAAAGCGTTTACCCATAAATCGGCGTTAAAGGAGGACGACGAGTTATCCGGATCATTTGAGACACTCGAATTCATTGGTGATTCGGTACTGGGGTTTGTTATTACGAAGTTCTTATATGATAAGTATGAGACACGCCAGGAAGGGTTCTTAACCAAGGCTCGCACTAAGCTTGTACGGGGTGAAACATTGGCTGCCATATCGTCAAAACTTGAACTTTATAAATGGATCAGAATGGATGAAAAGGGTATGCGTAACAAGTGGTTTCACAACCCGAAGATTTTAGAAGATGTGTTCGAGGCGCTCATAGGTGCGATTTATATGGATATGGGTTTATTACACGCAAAGGAGTTTATTCTTCGTATCTATAATAACCCAGAGTATATAAACCTTCAATCTATCATGATCGATGATAATTTCAAAGATCACCTCATGCGGTATTGTCAGACGAATGCATTAGACTTACCTGTATATTCAATTGGAAATCACGAAAATGGAATTTTCTATATAAATGTAATCGTGGGTGGCGTGTGCTTGGGAAGTGGGTACGCTAAAAATAAAAAACAAGCGGAACAGAATGCCGCGCGAGCCTTTTTTTATCCACCTAAGTCACCGTGCGTACATTAATAAGTATAGTTCGATGAGTTACGATAATTATTCCCATAAAAAGAGAGTAACAAAGAACGACAAAAAAGAAAAGGGGACCATTTATTCTAGTAAACATATCAGGTTAACACTTAAACGTTTAGAGCAACAATTAATTAATGGACACGAAAGTCAAGGCTCTACTGGAGAAGGAGTATGCACCACAGAAGTCGGAAGAGTGGTTAAACCAGCGAAAAACCATGCTCACCGCAAGTGATGCTGCAACTGCGATTGGAAAAAATAAGTATGAAACGCCGGACGGTCTTCTACTAAAAAAATGTGGATTGGGTGTACCCTTCTTCGGAAATGATGCCACGCGGCACGGTGAATTGTATGAAGATGAAGCCCGCATTCTTTATGAACAGAGATACAATGAAGTTGTACATGAAATTGGGTTGTGTGGTCATCCAGTTGAGACGTGGTTAGGCGGAAGTCCCGACGGTGTTTCCGACTCGGGGAAACTCATCGAAATCAAATGCCCCCCACAGAGACAGATTATACCAGGGGAGGTACCTGAGCATTATATGCCACAGTTACAACTCTGTATGGAAATTCTCGATCTCGAAGAGGCTGATTTCATCCAATACAAACCCGCCGCCACGAATTGGCCAAAACCAGAGGAGTTCGACGTTGTCAATGTTAAACGTGACCGCGAATGGTGGAAAACGTATCTTCCGATAATGCGAGAATTTTGGGATAAAGTCTTGTATTTTAGAGAGCATATAGACGAACTCCCAAAACCGAAAGAGAGAAAGAAACGCATCATAAAGGAGAAGGTGTACGTTTGTGAAGTGGCGTCAGACCCGGATGATAAATATTGTAGCGACTAGTATGAACGGTAATATCCAACGCGTAGCTCGTGTTAGTTTAATTGTAAGTAAACGTACTACCCATCTCGTCAAACGTAATCGTATGCCTCGTATGAGTAGAGTGATACCCTATGTTGTAGATTTTACAAACACATCCGATGTATCGGTACAGTATATGAAATCAGTCGCAGAAATATTCGTAGAATCTGAAACACTTATCATATTATTTTACGTACTCATGGCAGCACATTCGCTAAAGTACTATAAATGACCTAAGTCGATGTACATTATTCAGTTTTCCATCAAGCCATGGACAGATACAGACTAAACGGTACATTATACACCCCATACCAAGAAGATGGCGTCAATTGGATGCTCGCAATGGAAAAACAAAAAACAGGACCCAAGGGTGGGTTTCTATGCGATGAAATGGGGCTGGGTAAGACCATTCAAATCATCTCAACTATACTGAGCAATCCCAAGCCACGAACCTTGATTGTCGTACCCAAGACAATCGTCACGCAGTGGAGTATAGAGATCGCAAAATTTGCACCCGGTCTCTCTGTTCTAATATACGACGGTCCCGATAGGACTAAAAACGTGAATGATTTCACGAAGGCTGATATAGTGGTATGTCCTTACAGTATGCTCTATAGTAAGACAACCCTTATCCACGGTATTAAATGGAACCGCGTCGTTCTCGACGAAGCGCATGAAATTCGTAACAGACAGACGCGTACATTTAAATCGGTTATCAAACTTAAATCCGAAATTCAATGGGCGGTAACAGGTACACCTGTATTCAATTCAATGGAAGATTTTGTATCCCTGTGTATGTTTATCGGGTTTTCTAAAAACACGGTCCAGGCAATGCACAAGGATATCAAGGATATTTACATTCTTCGAAGAACAAAGGCTGATGGTATACTCAACATTCCATATTGCCACTTTGAAAACGTTGAATTGGATATGTATGAAGATGAAAAAATATTATATGAAGAGGCTTTCTTAGACGCACAGGAACGAATTCGTGATATCATGCGTACATCGATTAGTCAGGTGTCAAGAAATATGCACATTTTAGAATGTCTCTTACGCGTCAGGCAGGTTATGATATGGCCGCAATTATACCTAGACGGTGTCGCGAAGAAGGAAGAACGGGAAAAAACGACATGGAAAACGGGTTCAAATAAGATGGATACTTTATACAAGTATGTAAATACACACCCAGATGAGAAATCCGTTGTATTCTGTCAATACAAGGGTGAAATGGATAAAATTTGCTCTCTATTTGAAGGGAAAACATATAGGATCGATGGATCTATCAATAAAGATGAAAGGCACACGCGTCTAGAGGAGTTTAAACGCGCATCCCAAGGTAGTCTACTCGTAATTCAAATTAAATGTGGTGGAGTTGGTCTGAATGTACAATGTGCTACCCGCGTGTATATAATGGCACCATCGTGGAATCCATCTACAGAACTACAGGCGATTGGTCGCTGTCACAGGTCTGGTCAGACGAAGGAAGTCTACGTAAAGAAGTTTACATATAACGACACGCAACGTTTTCAAAGTGTAGATTTGGCAATGATTTCACTCCAAGGACATAAATCTGTATTATGTGCGGATGTACTTAACGACAAGCGTATAGAGTGTCAAATCCCTAGTAAACGCGAAAAATCAATCGATGCTATCAGGAAAATTTTCCGGTGATATAGTATATAAACATGTATCTCACAACAGAAGGTTCTCGAGCGGAAGTTTTCCACGGTGCGGCGGCGCAAACGACAGGTGGCCTCACGAAAAAGGATCTCGTCCAGGACAAATACGGGAATATCAAAAGCAGGGCTGCCGTCGCTGCGGCCAGGAAGCGTATGAAGGATGAGGGTAAAAAGGCGATGGTCAAGGTTTTCAAGCCTGTCAAGAAGGGTGAGTTCAAGCTCGCCCCCAGGAAGGGTACTAAGAAGTATAAAACGCTCGTAAAAAAAATGAAGTGATATATTAGAATACAATGACACTTGCTAAGTGGGACGAAGCGGTCCGCGTAGCAAAAATCAAGCTGAAAATAGACCCAAATGATTATGGTATAGTAAAAGGTAGATTGTTAAAAGAAGCACAGATGATTTTTAAAATTTTATTAGAAGGTAAATAGACTTACAAGACGAATTGAAACCCCTTAAGTTGTTGTGGCTCATGCACAACAAGTTGATGCAACTTCCACGTAACACCGAATTGCCTGTTTAGAAAGTACACGCTACACATTTCAGCTATCCCAACCCCAGAATTTCTCGCGTACAATTTGTCAACGATTTCGTCCTTTAGATGCTGTTTTTCGCTATTGAACACACCAGTTTTGATCGCACCAGCACCACTCATATCAACTTTAACCCGGAATTTAGGCTCCCGACCCTCAGAATACTTGAGATTTGAATTAAACATTGGACGAAGTTCTTCAACACTCATTTCCTTCTTAAATATATCCATACTCTGTTTTGCCACGTTCTCAATGATACGAGTTTCGATCTGTAGCATGGTTTCATAGAAAGATTTTATGTAGTTTTCTTCCTCGTCGTATCCCTTCAATGAAAAGTCTACGTTCCACTTGGTGTTGCCGACTACCGGCGTGAAACCTGACATACCGAAAGGCATATACATTCTCGGTAATTGAATGCGTGCAGGCTTGCCCTCATTCGTACACAGAGATATTTTACGTCCATCATATTCTAGAATATCCAGGTCATTTATAAAAGTGTGGAATTTAGCCATCTAATCATTCATACATTCAAAACTTTAAGCCGAGCATGCCGTACACTCAGCTTCAAGGCTGTATTGAATAGGACGAGCCTTCGCTTTACTACGCAGGTAATACATACCAGTTTTGAGACCAGATTTCCAAGCATACATGTGCATCGATGACAATTTAGAAAGTGTAGGGTTCTCAATAAATAAATTCATACTCTGCGACTGGTCTATGTATCGCCCCCTATCACGGGCCATATCTATGATGGTTTTCTGGCTAATTTCCCATACAGTCTTATATAACGCCTTGACATCGTCGGGGATATCGGTGATATTTTGGATCGAGCCACCAGCCTTTACCATCAGATCTTTCATATCCTTTGACCACATATTCACCTTCTTGAGGTCCTCAATTAGATGTTTGTTTACGACAACGAATTCACCTGCAAGAGTTCTACGAAGATATATATTCGTAGTCCACGGTTCAAAACACTCGTTATTACCTAAAATTTGAGCCGTACTCGCAGTGGGCATAGGTGCGACTAGAAGAGAATTGTACAAACCCTTTTTCACACGCTCACGCATGGCGTCCCAGTCGTACATACCGGAATGGGGACGCGTCGTATCGTTCGTCTCCCACATATCAAACTGTAAAATACCCTTAGACGTAGGGCTCCCGTCGAATGTTTCATACGAACCATTCTTATCCGCGAGTTCGCAGCTGGATTCCAGTGCAGCATGATAAATGGTTTCGAAAATATTTGCATTGATTACCTTCGCTTCTTCACTTTCAAATGGGATGCGTAACATGGAAAACACGTCAGCTAACCCCTGTACACCTAGGCCAATGGGACGATGACGCATGTTAGAGGTTTTTGCGGTGTTAACCGGGTAAAACGTGCGGTCGATGACACGGTTCAAATTCTTTGTCACGATTTTAGTAACCCGGTGAAGCTCCTCGTAATTGTATTCAGTCCCGTTCACGTACTTGGGAAGTGCGATAGAAGCAAGATTGCATACCGCCGTTTCGTCGGGGTTTGTGTGCTCGATGATTTCAGTGCACAAGTTAGACGATTTAATCGTCCCTAGATTTTTTTGGTTCGACTTGGAATTACATGCATCTTTATATAACATATAAGGTGTACCAGTCTCACTCTGTGATTTGATAATAGACTTCCATACCTCAAGGGCTGGAATAGTCTTAATCGCCAAACCCTCACGTTCGTACTTTGTATAGAGTTCTTCAAACGCATCACCGTACACATCAGACAGGCCAGCGGCGGTATCGGGACAGAAAAGAGACCATTCACCGTTCTCTTCAACTCGCTTCATGAATAGATCAGGGATCCACATGGCTGAAAATAGATCACGGCACCGAGACTCTTCATCACCCTGGTTAAGGCGTAATTCGAGAAATTCCATGATATCAGCGTGCCAGGGTTCAATATAGATAGCAATGGATCCTTTGCGTCTACCAGCTTGATTGACATACCGTGCAGTTGCATTGAACACCCTCAACATGGGAATGATCCCATCCGATTGTCCATTCGTACCACGAATTTTCGACTTATTCGCACGAACATCATGAATATGCAGACCGATACCACCAGCCCATTTAGAAATTTGTGCACATTCGGTGAGCGTACCGTAAATACCGTCGATGGAGTCACCCTTATTCGCAATCAGGAAACATGATGACATCTGAGGCCGGGGTGTCCCAGAATTGAATAGAGTGGGCGTGGCATGGATGAAATTACCTAACGACATGTGGTGATATGTCTCCAGTACACTCTCTTCATCATGGCCGTGAATTCCGATAGCGACGCGCATGAACATGTACTGCGGCGTTTCCATGAGCTTTCCATCCATTCTCTGTAGATACGACTTCTCTAACGTTTTCAAACCAAAATAGCCAAATGTGAAATCGCGGTTCGAGGCGATGCTATCTTTTACACGATTAGCAACACCTACAACTTCATCGGTAATTATACCAGCTTTATTTAATTTTTTCATCGCGATATGGAAATTACTGGGGGCGATTTTTTGAATGTTACTCGCGATGATACGCGTCGCAAGAACTTCGTAATCGGTATCTTTCGTAATCATACCAATACAAATTTCAGCTGAAAGTGTGTCTATTTCCTGTGTAGTTATACCATCGTGCATCGAAGAAAATACCTGTTGTGCAATCATAGATGCATCCACACCGGTAGAGAGATCATATGGATCACTCATGAGTTTTGTGATCCTGTTGGTGACCTTATCAAATTTTACGTCTTCAACATGACCGGAACGTTTAATAACTTTCATACTATATAAATAATACTACTCTACTTTTTAATTACATTTGAAGTCTTCACTTCGAATCGGTACAGGTCCCACTGTCTCAGCATACCTATTGGGCTGAAGAAAACTTGTATTCACGAAAAAGGGACCTTCTTCACCCGCCTTGGATATGGGTGGGTAAGAACCTATAAAACACCCCGGGGCGGTGCATTCTGGTTTTTTGTATTCACACGATTGGGTGGCATACGCTTCATCGAAATCAGCAGCGGCTATCATTTATACTTTACACATACTTTTTTTCCTGGATTATATTAAATGTGCGACGCTCTTCATTTAAATTCTATGAAACAGACGGCCACCCCACTCAACACGTTGTTTTTTTCCGAATTCAATCGCAACTTACTCCAGAAAGCGATCCGCCAGACGTTTAAGAATAAAACGGGTGTATCAATCGATTACCAAAACCCCGATGATTTGTACGCCATCATGCGTAGCGTGTTCATCAATAATGCAAGCAACCACAGGACCAGGATTAACGAACAGGTTAAGTTTATGAACGGTGTCGTAATCAAAACCGCCCTCTCGCAAGTCCAGTCTGGAGTTGCACAATACATGGGTTATATCCGTGACATAGACACGATGGCAGTACCACCTATCGCACCTGCAAACACAAGTACGTTTGGTCTTAAGATTGATAAGAATGATAAGATAGGTGTATAAAGGTATAGTGTGTTTACCATATAAGATGGCGTCATTAAACTATTATAAGAGTGAAACGGAGAAAATATGCAAGGCGAAAGGATGGGACCGTGCAGAAATTAACACAGTGTGGCTTTTACTCACAGAAGAATTTGGCGAACTCGCATCCGCTATACGTCAGTCTAAAAAGATGTTCAAAAAAACTAATATCAAAAAGGAACGAGGTATCGATATTATGATGGAGATGGGTGATGTTTTCAGTTATCTATTCCAGTTAGCACACATGTTAGATGTTGACCTAGATCAGATGTGGATGGAACACGGTAAAAAAATGACACACAAAAAATATATCTCATGATACTATAAATGAGCAAGTATATGCTTAGCGATGAAGATAGTATTAATAAAATAAATCCATATGTCCAGCGTACATTTTCATTACCAGGGGCTATAGGTAAACCTCACCCATTTGAGGAATTTGAAGAACCTGTAGAGAGTGAAGCAAATTTGTGGAACGATAACACATATATATGTGAAACCGGGATAACATCTGGGGATAAAGTGATTGACACGTGTCGTCCGTCTAATGTTGAATGCAGGATATCTAGACCTCTCATTCCAGGAAGAAATATAGATATGGGGGTGGATGACAGTAGTTTATTGAGTGTTGAGCCGGTTATACAAAGTGTTAAGAACGTAGTGAAGAATATGAAAACGTTGGATTTATTTACAATTGCGTTAATCGTTGTTACAATCCTTGTTCTATCATCTGTAAGACGTTAAATAGTGCGTCGAGGCGCCTGTCGCTGCGACAATTGTGAATAACTTCCGGAAATGTTTTAAGGCAAAATTCACGTATATACGCTTTCTGCCACGCACATGTGATGTTAATAAATGGTGGAATAAATGTAGGGTCTATAATTCGTATCGTATTCAATATACGTATGAGCGAATATACATTATAGTTGGAACACAGTACATTATCCAATTCGATCAGTACCATCTGCCTTCTGGTTGTGATCGTCTTCTTCACCATCGTATTCAGAAAATCGTCATAGCGGTTCTCACCGTCTATCGGTTTTATCAAGGTCCAACCCCCAATTGCATCAGTTTCAAAGTACCCAGGTATAATCACGTATCCCTTTCCATCGATGTACCGAGAATATTTAACTTCGACACACTTTATACCCCTTTTATTCGTGAAAACTGATGCACGTTTAACGAATGAAGGCATATTTGCATTCTGGTTTAAACTCTAATTGTTTCTCTAAATTGTTTAAGTACTCTTTCTTTTTAACATCATACCCTTGACAATCATGTTTTTCCAATTGAATACATCCTGAACAGTAGTGTCCCGAACAATACTTACAATCGATTGGAACACCACATTTCTTTCTGCATTTTTGACACGGCATTCTACATTTACAGAATACTTTTTTCAACTTAAGTCATTCTTTAATACTCCCGAAATCAAATGTTTTCGTCAATAGCAAACAATACGTTTTCGTATATCCTCACACAGGATGAGTTTAGAAACGCGATACCAGAACGCGTTCGACCGTCCCGTATCAAACTAACTACAATCACGATGATCTCGTCGTTTTCTAAACAAATAAACGTGAACGAAATTCGTACAGTGTTTGAGGAAATCAAGGATATCAAACTACACAGGGAGACTGTCGACAATACACCGATCATTTGGAGTATTAAACCGACTACGTTCTACAATCAGATAACACTCACGTACGATGACGGGCACAGTACAAAATCAATAAAAATTTTCCCGAATGGAAGTATTCAGGTGGCAGGCTGTGAGGATATATTCAATTGTACCTATATCATCGCCGGGCTTGTCTATATCCTACAGTCATTTGATAAGGATATTATACCACCGGCTAATACGTTTCGTGTCGTGATGATCAACTCAAATTTCAGTTTGAACTATAACATTAACCTTATGAAAACGACACAACATTTTGAAAACTATTCGAGCGTTTTCAAGGTTTCATTTGAACCCGATCGATATTCTGCAGTTAAAATTAAATTTAAACCAGCCGAAGACATGAAAGAGATTACTACGAGCATTTTTGGGACTGGAAAAATTATCATTACGGGTGCAGAAACTCTCAAAGAAATCGTATTCGCGTATAACATTATCAATCAGCATATAAATGAATGTCCAGACATCAGGGTATCTGAAACGCAAATTTGTGATAAATTTGACGAATATTTTGGGTATAAAATAGATAAGGTGATTGAAAGGGTTCGGAAACTTGGGTTCGAAAGTTGGACCAATACGATCACGAATAGACAAATTAATTTCTAATTGTAATATAAATGTCTCAGCGACTCGGTATGGCCGATGGCAGGTGTCATACAATCAACAACTCGTCAATGCTCTACGATAACTATTTGAAGACCAAACACGGTATCGCCCCCGAAGATAACTACTCTTTCCGTAAATTGCTTCAACAGAAGGGACCCGAACTCCACCAAACCCCCCCACCCGCGAACGATGGAAGTCCGTGTGGATTATGCGACTCAACACTAGACTTGTCCGCAATTAACTGAGTAAAAAGTAGAAAAATAAAGTCATAGCAACTATATGGGCTTTTCATCAGAGTGCACAACATGTGCAATATGTCTCAATCCAGTGAGAGAAACAAGACAAAACCCAGCACTTCGGTGTGGTCATGTATTTCACTCTCACTGTATAGAGGACTGGAAATCTAGGGGTAAACAAACATGCCCAGTATGCAGGAAAATTTTCGATGGAAGTAATTTCAGAGTAACTGTTACTATACAAAATTTAATTCACGACTCTAACGTGGTCACTCAAGTAGATGACGCCTATATATTTGACACGTTGGATGCATTTTTTGATGTAGACAGCACAGACGAATTGGAAAGTTTACTTTCTGATTTTGGGGTGAGTATGTCCAACCTTAATACCCTTATTCTTAACACAGAATGAACTACAATACCTGTCGTAATTCAATCCAGCGTAATTCCTGGATATCTTTCTAGGATCTGTAATCAGTTTACCAGATGCACCCACGACAAGGGGTCCTGTAGCCCACCCACGCTTATGACTGAAAAACTCAGCCTTAAACGTGATCACCCTACCCGGTTGTAATACAAGCGCTGCACGCTTAACGCGTAGCGTGGGTACCTTGAAAAATGTAGCGATACTCTCATGTGTATCACCCTTTTTCACTTTATATTCAGTCTTACTATGCTGCTTATAAAAATGAAAATCACCTTGACATAAATAATTACTTTTTTTACATGTAGCCACGAATAACATAACCTTGTAATACGATGGTTTACATTTCGTACCACCATTGACCATGTATACCTTTTTAGGGTTGTCTGATACCACTAAATTAGGTATTTTCCCACAGTCTACATATTTACCAGAACTCGTCGATCCAGTACGTTCCCCAGGCTGACTTTTCCAGCCACGGTATCTCTGGTAATCATTCATAGCGTACGCATAACAATTATTGTTATTTTTCCCAACCTTTCCACCCCACTTTCTTCTCGTGAATGTATGTTCAGCCCCATTTATAGGGGGAGTTTTACTCATTATATATGCAATAGAAAAAAAATCTGTACACATAGTAAATGATTAAAGATATTATGAAAGCGAAAAGCAACAAGGACGCGCTCACAGAAATCCTGATGATGGTTCTCTCGATCCTCGTGAGTACATTCGTACTTCGTTTCACGTGGAACAATTCGCTCAGTAAGCACATTTCAGTGCTCAAGCCGTTGAGCACGTTCCTTGACGCACTCCTCCTTTCCATTTCTATTCAAGTTATCCGCGGGATTTAAACTTCCTTAAACCCGACAACCCTTTCCCCAGAAGAGTGTACCATCGTAGGGAAACCTTCGACCCCGTCACATTCTCCGTTATCACAGTCTACAAAAGTGAAGGATTTATCCTTACTCTTCATGTAATCAAGCTGTTTACGAGTCCACCCACAACCCATGGACCCGTATATAGTCCATTCGCCTGAGTCGCCAGTCTCTGACATATATTCTTCTGTTGACGATTTGAATGCATTTTTCTTGTCCATTGTCATGAAAATCCGTAAGTTTATGATGAGCAGGGTAATCAGCGCGAGCATGTTTTATAATACATATATATATTTTAATCTATGTAAAATATAAGAATGTCTGATACGAAATCGTCAGTCAAACGTATGGTGGCGAATTCACCATGTTCAACGACTATGAATAGGTTTAAGGGTGTTAGTGAAATAGGTAAGGGTGAACATGGTACTGTGTATCAGGCGTGCTTGAATGACGCGTGTAAGAGAAAGTTTGCTTTAAAGGTATCAAAAGACAACCTCACCGCTGAACATAACCTCACTAAAAAATTCATTAATTTGGTTGGTGAAAATTCAGCTGCGAACGTGTACGCACTCGAACGATGTAAAAATGATGATCGGTTATATTCCGAATTGTTAGACGGGAGGACATTTGGAGAATTGTTACCCAAATTGAAAAAAGATCCTAAAAAAATTCAGTCAATCGTTAGACAGGTTTTAAAAATACTTAAAACGTTACACGAAAAAAGTCCTTCATTTAGACATAATGATCTACATCTCGGGAATATTTTTGTAACGACTGATGGTAGAGTTCGTATTATTGATTTTGGATTGAGTTTTAACTCGTCTACAAAAAATCCCGAAATAAATGTCAGAGGTGAGTACCTGCTACCTTACGGTGTCTATAGGGGTAACAATAAAATGTATGATACACATTTCTTCTTGAATAGTCTATATAACAGTGAGGCATACCTGGACGAAAGTACTTTGAAATTTATCCGAGACGTCTTACCGAGTAAATACCTAGGAGTAACGGGTAACCGTATATATGAAGCTCGTTTAAAGAAACCTACAGACAAAAACGCTGAAATGAACTTACCAACATTCACTAAATTGTTTACTCACCCATATATTAAGGGTACACGGACTACCGAAGCAGTGTCCATCGGTAACCTTATCCCAAAACGAAAAATAGCATCGAAACCGATTAAAAAAAAGGCGGCACCCCCACCTCCATCTACTGAGAGTATGTCCGCAAAAATGCGCAAGGCTACAGAGGCATTTATGAAGTCTAAACAAACACAAAAAAAGAGACCGGGTGCTGTATCTAAAAAAACACTTACACCCAAGCCTACACCCAAGCCTACACCCAAGCCTACACCCAAGCCCACATCCAAGTCCAGTGTTAAAACACTTACAAAAACGCGCGCTAAACCCTCGAACATGGGTAAAGTATCTGACGCTTATGTCAAGGACTTTATGAAAAATATGGCCCGTCCTAAAACAAACTTACGTAATAGAAACATTTAAAGACATCATTCATTCTTTAACCAATGGAATGTTGTGATGTTTGTTGTGAAAAGATTAACAATTCAAATCACAAAAAGGCCGAGTGCCCTTTTTGTGATTTAAAATCCTGTCGTTCGTGTAGTCAGAAATATTTATTATCAGTTATGGAAGATGCACATTGTATGGGGTGTAAAAATATACACAATAGAGAACTCGTCGATTCGTATTGTTCGTCTGTATATAGGAATGTAGACTATAGAAGACACCGCGAGAATGTTTTACTCGAACGCGAAAAGGCGCGTCTGCCAGAGACACAACCACATGTCATTCGTGAACTAAAAATACGAAATTTACGAACCTCGTATGTATACCTGTACTATATATTGGGTCAGATTGAACATACACATGACATACCCGAAAAAGTTAAATTATTTTTACGCGACGAATTGAAACATGCTATCATAATGATATATGACGAACTTAGGGGTATGTCTACTATAGACCCTGATATGAACAACGAATATATTTACACGCAGAAATGTTTCGGTAATGAATGTAACGGGTTTTTAGATGAAAACTGGAATTGTGGAATATGTAAGATATCTTTTTGTAATAAGTGTAACGAAAAGTTGACACCGATACATAAATGTAACAAAGACACTGTTAAGACTGTGAAACTTATAAAACGAGAAACGAAACACTGTCCGACGTGTAACGTATTGATTTATAAAATAGAAGGATGTGCACAAATATGGTGCACGCAGTGTCACGTCGCATTCGATTGGAAGACTGGTCGAATAGAAACTGGTCGAATACACAATCCACACTATTTCGAATTTAAGAAACGTGGGAGAGAGCACGGTGATATCCCATGTGGTGGTCGCCCGTCGCATAACGAATTGTTACAAATACACGCGCCTATTATGATCCTACAAGTTTCTTTAGAATTATTTCGACTAGATTACGATAATACATATAGGTTCGCATTTTTATATGAAGACAATAAACATTTACGGATGAAATTTATTCTTAATGAGATTACAGAGACTGAGTTAAAACGCGAGCTACAGTTTCGAGATAAATATAATTCCAAAATAAACGACGTACGGGACATTTACACAATGTACACGGATACAGTCGGAGATTTGCTGCGACAATATGTTTTGGATACCACGATCGAGAATGAAATATTAAATGAATTGATGGAATTGACTACTTATACAAACGGCGTTATTGATCGAATACGAATGAGATATAGATGTCGAACACCTTCTAATATAATCTTATAGATATATATGATCATATTTATTCTCATTTCATTTATACTTTTATCTATCTTCATCAGACCAAAATATCAGGAACCGCATGTAATACGCAACGTTTTCACGAGTAAGACGTGTGACCGTATCATAAGTCTTGCATCTGACAAATTAAAACCATCTACGATCTCATTAGCTAAAGGTGTAGATGAAACGACACGTAAGAGTGATACAGCGTGGTTAGATCCACGCGATTCTAAAACCGTTGAGAAACTGATGGAAACGTGTGTATCGCTGACAGATAGACAATTTATAAACGCCGAATTTTTACAGGTACTCAAATACAAACCCGGTGGTTTTTATAAACCTCACCAAGATGCATTTGAAAATGAAAAGAACCCCCGTCTATACACGTGTATAATTGCTTTAAACGATGATTACGAAGGTGGAGAGACATCATTTCCAACCCTAGGTAAAGACTTTAAACTTAATAAGGGTGACGTACTAGTATTCAACACTCTCAACGACTGGGGGTATACAACCACGAAGGCAATTCACGGTGGTAAACCCGTACTTTCCGGTGAGAAATGGATATGCAATTTATGGATACATAAACACCCATATGAATTATTTTAAAGATATGTTAATCTGACCAACTTAGAACCATTTTTTAACTTCATGAATATAACTTCATCACATTCACCCCCTTTCATGGACATTTGTGCCTCTCCACACACCGTTCCAGGTTTCTTATGCCTATCGCATGCAAGTTCAGTCCTCTTTGCGATATCCATATTCTGACTATACCCGATAAATGTCCTGTCAAGATCACCGGCTTTCTTATTCGTAGCTTCAACAGTAACCTTCCAACAATAACTACCAAATTCCCACTTACTTGGTGTGTCGATGGGTGGAGGTGAGTCTGCGACGTATGCATTATTTTTCATCGCCCGGCGTTTCCATACGAGTGTAGATACCGGTGCAAGTAAATAGCTTGCTATATTCATCATTAGTATACATATCACTATAACTTTTAATTGAGTTTTAGATAAGTCTTGCGTCGCGCGATGACGTTGTTAATTTTAAGATCAATATTTTCTTTTTAGTATATGATGTATGTCATATAATACAAAGAAGATGCCCCTGACAGGATTCGAACCTGCGACCGCTAGCTTACAAGGCTAGCGCTCTACCAACTGAGCTACAGGGGCGGGTGTCCTTCCTACCTGATTCGAACAGGTGACAAATGGAACTACAGTCCATTGCTCTACCAACTGAGCTAAGGAAGGGTAAGCTCCCACCAAGACTTGAACTTGGGGTGGTGGATTCAAAGTCCACAGTGTTAACCAACTACACTATAAGAGCACGTCTATATTTATTATGTTGTAATTCTTTAATATATTATTCCTTCTTTGTTTTTATCAACGTCGCATCGGGATTGATCATTTTCTGGATTTCAAACAACTTGACAGCCATGAAAAATTTAGCTTTCGCGTGAAATTCACTTTTTGGCTCCGTAAAATACATAACCACCGCGGCCATGAGTAGACTTAAAATAATTAGTATCAGTAGTTTGCCAATCATTTATATATAATAATAAAAAAATTACGCTTCAATATCACCTCGGTCAATCAACTTTTGACGGTTAATCATGTGAAGTCCTTCAACTTCCGACTTGTTCTGTGCACCGTACGGTACAGCATACCCTTCGTCGACCAACCACTTGTTCACGTTAGTCCATACCCCATCCTCGGAAACCCAAACTTCTCCGAGGACGCGACCGAATTTACCACGCGAGTCAGCTTCCGGACACCTGAGTTCGATATCAATATCATCCTTTTCAGATGCAACAGCCTTTAGGCACCATTCCTTGAGCTTTTTCTTTGAAAGTAGACCAAACCGTTTCTCTTCCTTATCAGACGTGCGCGACTCCGGGGTATCGATACCTAAAAGTCTGACGCGTTGTTTGGTGCATACATCAAACCCAAGATCGATATTGACGTCGATCGTGTCACCATCTACAACTTTAGCTAGAGACGAAACGCGGTAAATGAATGTACAAGGTTCAACGCTATATGTAGACATCTTATATCAACGTATATGTTCGTATCTTTAAACCTTGATATCACACTATGATTTGGGTCTTGATTTGGGTCTTGATTTAGATATTTTAAATGTCGATCCCATTGTCATCGTAAGTTTTGGTGGCGTGATTATATTCGTTTTATTTATACGTTTACCCGTGACGGTTGCTACCAGTGTTGGGTTGTTTAGAAAAGCTGCACGACCAACCATATTTAAATTTAGACCGCTAAACGTTTGTATATTCGCAGTTCCATTTAACAGTGCCGGAATCGCTTGTGCGAAGTCTAAGTGGAATGTTGTACAAACACCTCGAGTATTATTCGCTTGTAAATTGGGTCCATTGTAATATCTCGCGGTCGTGTTATCGAATACACTCCCGAACATCTTTTTCATATTTGGTAATATCCGGTTTCGGAATATACTCCCATAACCGCTCCTCTCCATAGCACGATTTCCATGTGGGTCAAATACCAATATACGTGGTTGTGATCTACCTGTGTCCATTAAGACGTTCACTGCGTGTCCCAAATTCGGATTATCACGCTTAGTTATGCTAATTAAAAAATAATGAATACTTCCCACTGACGCGTCGAGTCTGGGAATATTTGATCCATTATTCTTAAAATCGATGGTAGGTCTCTGATTTAATATCTGTGCCGACGTATTCGAGACAACTCCCCGATTTAGGCTATCACTGTATTCTAAAAACTTTACATTAATTCGCTTTCCTTCATGACGCACGTTCGACAAGCGCGCTCTTAATTCGTCAAGGTACCTAATATATCCCGGTCTCGTACATGCCATGCCGACACCCTGGGGTAGTGTAGGTAATGTACGCACAACTTTTGAACTTTTGACAATCTTTGAAGGACCTGGGCTAAAGTTCATATTCGTCGGCTTATTCGTTTTTTTACGCTTAGTGCTCATCTGAGATATATGTAGAAAATTATCGCGTCTTTGTAATTTTCAGTTGTGTATTACGCCCATTCGCACTCTTAGGATCAATCCTGCTACCGTTCTGTTTAGGATTAAACGACTTTTTATGTTCAGCCCAATACTCTGGTGCACCAACTTTGAAGTTTTTATGCATCTTCGCCTTGTACCAAAAAACACAATCTTCTATTTTATTAGATTTAGATGTATTATCTAGAACCAAACACTCGTAATTTTCTGTACACGAATCCATAACCTTATTGAACATGTCAAACGTAGGGAAGATACCGAAGAACGATTTATACAACTTTTCACGGTTCTGAATAATGTTTTCTCTGAGGATAAACACGTAATCAACATTCGCGCGAAGTGCCGGTGGCAAGTCCATACAGTACTGCATTGTCAACATGAAGAATATCTTCCAATGACGCCCGTTCATAAAGCACTGTCTAATACACGTATCACGCATGAATTTATTATCATACATACAATCATCTAAAAGTAAAAACGCGCCACAATTCTTTTTACCCGCGCCCACCAATCTCCGCTGACGATCCATAACACGTTCTATAGCTTCCCTGTCATAATCACCGTAAATGAATAGGTCTGGTATATACTGTTGATAATAATGGTTACCTTCTTCAGTCGCCGACAATACAATCCCTGCTGGTAAATGTTTCTTATGCCACAGGATGTCAGTTACCAACGTAGATTTACCTGTATTACGTTTACCGATGAACACAAGAACCTTATCGTCGGCCATTGATGCAGGATTAAATTTTCGTAAACGTAAATCCATCTATAATACCGCCCCGTTTTAATTCATAAAATTTTACTCACATGTAATAAGAATGGCAGGTCGCGTACAACTTGCTGTCACTGGTATCCAGGATCAATGGCTTACTGGGGATCCACAGTTTTCGTATTTTGTAACGTTATTCAAAAGACATACACGGTTTTCAACCGAGTCTGTAGAAATGCCATTTTCTGGCACTAGCGCATTTGGAAACTCTGTAGAGTGTCGCATACCCGTTAATATAGGTGATCTCATACGAGGAATGATATTGAAGGTAAAACTCGGAAATCTATCAGCTAACGGTGTTTCGGATGGTGTACCATACAAACACTATTACAATATACCACTTGGTAAAAGTATAATAAAGTATGCAGACTTGGTGATCGGTGGTCAAGTCATCGAGAGACTTACAGGGGACTATATATACATGTACGATCAATTACATAGTAACAGGGACGATGCAGACTCGGGGGGGTCTCTTTACTTTATGAACGGTCATAACGAAACATTATCCGTTTCAGATACTTATAATACATTCTATGTTAATCTCCCTTTCTACTTTCACAGGAACCCGAGTTTAGCAGTTCCAGTGTGTGCGCTCACAAAACAACTCGTCGAAGTTCGTATAACATTCAGGGATTTAGATGATGATGTATCATTTAAATACAATATACCGACTAATGGTCTCGTAACAAGGGAGAAAACCACGGAAGGTTCGATTAAGAGTGCCTCACTCATAACCGACTTCTATTTCATCACAGAAGACGAGAGGAACTTTTTACTCACACGTCCTATGGAATACGTAATTACTCAGTTACAGAAATCGACTGTACAGTTTAAACCGGGAGAACTCAAAAAATCTGTGTTATTGAAATTCACAAACCCAGTGAAGGAACTCATGTTTCTCGCGAAGGAAGAAATTGGAAATAATTTCGGTACAGAAGATCGTCTTCTCAATGCATCGTCAACAGATCAGTCGTTTTCGAGTATTTTAAAGGGTTCCGCAATAGGTTCAGCCACCAACACAAAACGATCAGATCACCGGACAATTAAGAATATCGATTTAGAATGTAACGGCGCAACCGTATTCGATCATAGCGGTCAATATCTAGCATATCAACAGGCGCTCCGGTATCATACCGGGTGTCCAGATCCAGCATATGAATTCTATACATATTCATTTGCACTTAAACCGGAGGTCTATTACCCCACCGGACAACTTAACATGAGTCGTATTATTCACAAGAAATTGGATATAGAACTCGACACAGTCCCTACTGCAACGTCGGGGACAACGACAGCTGATACCACGCGTAACATCAATGTCGGTGTGTACGCACTTAGTTATAATGTATTACACATTGAAAGCGGTTTAGCGGGTTTAAAATTTTAACATCTAATAATAGAAATGGCAGGTCGGGTCCAGCTTGCCACGACGGGTACCCAGGATGTTTTTTTTACAGAAAATCCCGAGTATACACATTTCATAAAACAATTCAGGAAGCATTCAAATTTTGCAGTGTACGATGTAAAACACGATGTCAGGGGTGAAATAGCATACGGTAATACTGTAAAATGTACGATACCAGCTGGTTCGGGTGACCTATTGAAAGGTGTACGAGTACACGTGGATCTCCCAGCTTTAAATGCGTATCAGGGGTACAACGAATCTATCGGACACACGATAATTGATCACGTAGATTTAGTTATCGGGGGGCAGCTCGTACAACGTATCCCCCGTGATTGGTTGCAGATATACAGTGAGCATTATATCACACAAACAAAACAAACGGCATTATCAAAACTTATAGGTAAGTATCCCGGTGAAGACTCGGGAATTCGGGTTAGTGCAGGACCACCTATTATAAATGATTATTTAGGAAAAGCGACAACACCAACGAAGTATATAATTGATATTCCATTCTATTTCCACAACAACCCTGAACTGGCTATACCCCTATGTGCACTCACAAAACAAGAATGTGAAATTGAAATTAAATTGAGTGAGAGTATAGACTCCCTCCAATATGGTCACCTTGCTTTTACTGAATCGTATGATACTAGATCGAGCTTTACGATTACAGTAGGTGGAAATGGTAAGTATCATATCGACGACGTTGACAGACCTACACTCACACTGAACCGAGGAAGTACTTATACGTTCACGATCAATACAAATACGAACACGGATCATCCATTCAAATTTTCTATATATAAAGATGGTCGCAGTAGTGCAGGGGTGCCGTTATCCCAATACACAACGGGAATTACATCTGCCACCGTCGGTGATAATACCGTATACACGTTCGTTGTACCAGAGAACGATACAGACGCACAGGGACGTAGCAGTCCAAGTGTCTTATATTATTATTGTGGTATCCACTCTGGAATGGGTAGTCAGGTTTACTTCGGTAACAGCAATCCATTAGATAGATCCACTCTTAAAATTGACGACATATCTGTACACACGGAACTTATACAACTAGAGGAACCCGAACGAATTAAACTTCAATCTGGTAAACAAGACTATATTATCACGCAGCTTCAGCGTAACAGGTTCCAAATTCCCGTCTCAACAGTAGATGGGTTTGATGAGACGAAGTGTAGACTCAACTTTACTAACCCAGTGAAGGAACTCTATTTTATAATTTTAAGAAAAAATAACAAGCATAATTCTTTCCATCCATTTGATTATGACCACCCCGATCAAGTGTACCCACCCGGGCCTAACAATAGACGGTATACAAACTACGAAAACCTCGTAAGTTTAGAAATGACCCTTGATAACGAAGTCATTCTCGATAAAATTACAGGGAATGTCATAAACCTGCGCGCCGTGCAGAGTGGTATTCATCACTCACGAACGCAACTCTTCAGGAGATTTTACTCTTACAGTTTTGCTCTTGAACCTGAACGATGGTATCCAACTGGTCAGAAAAACTTCAGTGTGATTAAAGATCAGAATATAAGCATGAGTTTGAACAATGATATAGTGAATGAAAGAGAACTTAGAGTTTACGCACTTAGTAATAATATCTTACGCATCCAGGATGGAGCTGGACGACTCATCTTCCCAAATGGCCCAATCGGCGATTGAAATTATTACACCAGTATTGGAAAGTGCGGTAGTATTATCAGGACACTACGCCAGGGCGTGTGGTCGCGACACAATTCTCGCGAAAGATATGGAATACTGTATGAAATACTGTGCCATGTATACAGTGGGTCAGCAAATTGGAACCTATTACCCCGAAATATATGACGATACTGATTCAGGAGAAGATGATATCGAGATAGACGATGATATAGACGAAAGTATGTTTGAACCTTATTCGGGGGATGATGAAAGGTTCGTGAAAATAAACGATGCATATGACGCGTGGGATGGGTGGTCCCCAACCAATCCGTCAGAAACAATGATAAAAAATGCAATCGATAGTAATGGAAACATGTCCTGACCTGGAAGGATGGACAAATTCCGAATACAAGGAATTTAAATGCGACGATAACGAATCTATTTCCGTTTCCGATGCTGACAGTGACGATGACCAGGGCGATGGCGTTGTCGTCAGGGGGTATAGTACCGACAAATTTAAGAAAATTCTAGTTGTTGAAGAGTTGTTACCAGAATAAAATCTTCTTATATTATAAAAATGTCCGCCGAAGTTGCCACCGATACACTGCTCGCTATCTCCCGTGAACTCGAAACACAATCTCTCAACTCCGTCGTTGCTGGATTTTCTTTCGCGGCTGCCCTGTCGTGGATGGATCTCGTGAGATGGACCATCCATCAGGTCGTCAAGGTCCAGAAGAACGGTGGTATGAACTACGCTCTTACAGCGCTTTTCACCACTCTCCTGTCTGTGATTGTATACATGGTCATTTCCCGTGTGTCAAAGCGTGTCAAGAAGCCCGTGGCCCCCGTCTACGCGATCACACGCTAATTCGCCGTGGTCTTGTAAATATTAAAAAAAATATACCTGTCACGATTATCATAAATATATAGATAAACGCATTCCACCTATTCGGATCCTCAAATTCCGGTATGCGCATAGGTGTAGGAAGCGAAAAATCACGTTTTACGACTGGGAGGACGGATAGTTTATCCCGTGAACCCTCAATACAGAGCTTAATAATATGGTTAGCGTTTCTAAAATCATACGGTATGAGCTGGTTATTACTACTATAAAAAAACTGAACTCGTAATTTCGATATACTCCCCTGTTTCCCTGTATCGAAATTATGTTCTACAATATCATCCTTCCCCGAATAATTAATCACATCACCGCACATCAAGATACGACCAGTATAAAACGGTGTATCAGAATATACCGTTTTATTGAACTCTTCAGCACCGCTACTTATTTTGATAACAAGTGCATCTGGTCCCTGTAAGTTGATACTCCCTGTTGTAATCACGCTACTAGTCGACGCAACATTACTCGGTGGGAGACCTAATATATCGTGTGGTGTTGTATATCCGGATATAGTATTCGCAAACCCTTTCGTTCCACCATAGAAATCAAATCGAAACTCGTCACTCGCCGCAGTGAATTTCAGTGTATTATCATCAGAATCATATACGACGGTTACAGTTTCACCAACTGCGGTCGTAAGTTTCGTTCCGAGTTCTGTCGCAAGTGTGGTACCTTTATAGTTTCCGTTATCTAACGTAACAGTAGCCACTGTAGTATCCGTCGTATTTGTCACCGTGAATGTATTGTTACGATCGTTGATTAACAATTGACTCGCGTGAATTCGTGCAGATGCGATGGAAATTTTATTAACATCATAAATAGGGCTTTTAAGTTCGATCACATAATCGGCAGGGTTCGGGTATACAGTAGGATCGCGTTCACTACTATCTATATCTAACGTGTATACGCTCATTAAAATATATGGATAATATTTTAATGGGTGTTGTTACTCGACTCTTATTTATTTACATCATCTGCTGAGCGACTGGGTTATTCTGGAGCTGCTGTTTCGCAACGCCTAAACTTTCATCCGTCGCGTAAGGGTTAGAATTACCCTTGTACGCGTTGAATTTGTAATACTTGTTATTGTTGTATTGTTGCGTCCAACCACCACTCACTGGACCATAACGACCATCGACGCGTGTAGTATCCGCGCGCATGACAGTCGGCATACCACCTTGGTTGAGGGCACCCGCACGAACGTTCATGCGACCGGCATTACCAATACGGTTCGCCTTACCACGACGATCGTCGGGTCGGAACCCATACTTATTTAACTCCTCTACAGTATGTCCTGTCCCATACACACGATCCTCGCCTATCTTTGTTGCAGGTGACGAAAGGTATCCGTGTGCGTATGAAGAAACACCTGGTGCAATTTGGTTGTTGTATCTATACTGCTCGCTATTTCCATCCTTCTTGTTTCGCGTAGGATCTTGTGCCATTTTCATACCAGCTACGACACTTTTAGCACCTGAAAAGCCAAGTCCGTCATCACGAGATCCTGTCTGAGACCGGTTCGTTAAACGCTTTCCGTTTACATGCTCACCACGAACAACATGTCCATCAAACCCTTGAGACCTACCACCTGCGACCGGGCGACGATCGGGAAGGAACGCAGTTTTTTCCGGGCGGTTATTGGCAATGTCACCCATCTTTCCACGACGTCCACCGAATACATCATGCGCTGGACCACTTCGACCAGGTAGGGTTGTGAGACGGTGTGCACCGACATTATCGGGGTTGACACGTACGATCTGCTGAAATCCACCCGCGGCGGGTACTTCCGGACCTACAGCAATACCCGGACCGACGAGTTGTTTTTCAATCGGGGATATGTTGTTCATGCGACCGTTGTCAAACATGCGATTACGCATCTCCAGTACTTCGGTACCGGATGTACGCGTTTGTGGTACAATATCACCAAAGTTTTGTATTTCTATTTTTCGTTCCGGGAGATTATCGAGACCGATTGATCCCGGTTCGGCTATGTTTGGCACCTCTTCCTGAATTATAATACGACGTTCTGTAGGTTTAGATGCAACCTGGTATAGTTCTGGTTTGGGATCGCTCATTTTTTTCCCTATGTAGGCTAATCCGACAATAGCTATAATTGAAATAGGGTCTGCCATTCTTAATTGTTATAAATATTTTTATTGACTGGGATATCTCTTCATGAACATCTGATTTTGTGTATCAGCGCGTGTACTTTCAGGTTCGTATGAAATGGACCGGAGTGGGAGCTTACACTTCATGTCTTGAAGGGGGAATAGGTTCTGTTCGTACGTTTGAGCCAATATTTTATTGAACCGACTGGTAGACTGCGGTCGTAATTGGTCACTCGTCTCAATGTGTTGAGCTGGGGAACCTTTACCGGCCATGTAAGGAGCTGTCCCGTACAACATAGTATTAGGTCGTCCCGAACTGTAGTTAAGAGTGCTGGGCTGGGGATAAACAAATACTTCATCAGTCGCACACACGGGAGGTCGAGCGGGGTTTTCAACTAAATTCATACCAGGTTGGAGTTGGTACGCCATTTACTATTACATGAGAATATTTATCTATCTAAGCTGGACCATTTCCACCACCGAACATGCCACTCCTCATATCTCCACTTGGATCCAATCCACCGAAGGCTTCCAATTGCACACCTCGCGCATTGGGATCGCATGCACGACTGTCGCTTCTACAAATCGAACCATCCTTCTCTCCGTACAACCATTCCGCGAATGCGGTTTGGTCACCCGGAATAGATGTCACGGGACCCGAAACAAACTGACGAGCATACGCATTGCGCTGAAATTCGGGCATGGGGGATCGGGATTTTTGGGGACCATACGGAATAGTACTCGAGAGCTTCTGGTTAACATCAGCCCTGACTGTGTTATAGTCGCACGCTGACGGACGATCGGGTCGGCCATCAAAATCGGACATCAACACATTCGCCATCGGGTTATCGTAAGTTGGTAATTGACATGCAGACTCATACCCTTCCTTCGCGACTGTGGGGCGAGCCTGACCATCCTTTACCATATTATTCATCTCCATAACATACAAAACTCCTAAACAGGTAGATCCTAAAATGAAAACGCGTACATCACGCCTGATAAGATACAAGATACATGTAGCGTAAATAATAAAACGAGCCGTGGCGTTTACTCGTTCCGCTGATGTATGAACTTTAGTTGGCCAAAATTCAATTACCTTATCAGCTCTGACAATTTGTGTGGGATCGTCAAACAGCGATACCATTTATATTATATAGGTTTATTTTTTCATCATGCCACCGAGGAGACCCTGCATAGACTTCATGAGCTGAGCTTCATCAATTTCCATCCCGCCATCTTCGTTTTGCATCTTATCGGCACACTGTTTCGCGACCATTTCAATCATACTGAGCGTTTCCGCTGGGATGGCCGTGATGGTCATCCCAAGCATGTAGAGGGTTTGAATGTATTGCCAAATGGCATTACGTGTACCTTCTGATGCTTTCGGCCAGCATCGAGAAAGGTTAATATCCTTTAAAAAATCGATGGTGCCTGCCTGTTCGAGAAAAAATGATTCATCCTTTGCGTTAATCTTATCCGCGTGAGGTGCGATATTCGCCATGAACCCCTCAACGATAATCCTTCCATTCGTGCTTCGCATGAGTTCGAATGCTGCCATGTATTTTTTTAATCCCTTTTCTTCTGGAAATGCCGAATGTAATTCCGTAAGAAATTGTCCCATCATGTCATTAAACGCGGTAATGGAAGTCATTATATACAATACACGATAGAAATCTTTAAGTTAATCAGAATGGATCAGTTGAAATAGTTTCACGTTTACCAAGTCCATTCGATATGATGAAATATACCAATATACCCACTAATGCAGCAGGTTTTGCGTAGGCACTCGTCGAAAGTGTCCCTTCGTCATTAAGACGGGCTTTGCCATGTATGTACAGGGCTGTTAATCCGGCGGCTATTAATGCGGCCGAAGCGGGCTCTCTGAGGTACTCGTCCATATTTAATAGCCAAGTTTTTTAGTTCGCGTTTCAGCGGCATCCGAAAACAAGTCTTCATCTTCCTCATCATCCTGAGGAGCAATATGCCGCCGGTTCATAGGTTTTGAAGTAATCGTTCTAAACTCGTTCTGAAACGGTGTAGAAGGTTCTTCATCTTCAGTTGGTTCCATGAGTTCACCCTGGTGTTCTGATGTATCACCCATCATATCATCCGCAGGTGGCATTTCTTCACCACCCATCGGGGGCATTTCCCCGTTCATTTGCGACTGCTCCTGGGCGTCGAGACCCGGTTGGTCGTATTCGTCAACTTCATCAATTTCATCATGCTGCATGTCAGCGTCTTCACCGTTAATGTATTCTTCGCCACCTGCAGACATGTACGTTTGTAAAATTTGTTGAACGGGTATCAGCTCCTTCACTGTATTTTCTACGCAAAGAGCGAACCTATCATACAAAGCGTCGTTTCTGTTATGTTCGGATTGATTTTCTGTGAACACGTAAGGATCCTTGTATAGATCTTTCGCGGCATTTTTGTAACACGTGTGAATAAACACTTCATTCGTTGGCAGTTTAACAGCCATTTTTTTAGAAACCTGGCTCAAACGAACAGCTGATAATATTTTTACAGAACTCACAAATACAGCCGCGACCAAATCCTTGAACCATGCACATCGATCTGCGATATTATCCGTGTGCTGCTTCGCCATCGTCTCACTCCACTCTGGCACGTCTTTCAATAATTTTTGAAACATTATAAGAACTTTTCGGTTCTTGGATAATGTGTGGGCTTCTTGGTACATTGCATCAAAAACATCGATCATGACCGGTGCGATAAGAATAGAGAGTTGTTCCATGTATTCGCGTTTAGCTTCAACCAGAATGTTCAGGTTATCCATTATGAGTATACGGACTTTTATTATCTGGCGTTTTCCGCATTTCTCCTGTAACGATTCGCAGCCTTTTTTAAATTCATGAGCGTTGGGAATTCTTCCATAGAGTCTTCATTGGGTTTATCGATCTTTTTCACTTTCCACGTTATTCGAATTTCATAATGTCCGATGACATTGACATCAAAACCGGCATTTTCTAACTGTCGCTTAATATAGTTGGTCGCCTGCAACCTGTCATATGCTATATATCCCATGAGAAAAGAAGGAATTTCCGTATCCACATATTTACGCCCAGTTTCCACGGCGCGGCGCACTTTACGTGTAACTTGTTTATACAGTTCTACGTATGTTTCCTTTTTCATACGATTCCTTTTGTTGACAATTTGTGAAATCTCTTCCACGTTTATCATTAATAGTACCTGGACTAAATTTTTATTAAATCTAACTCACCCTTACGAATAGTGTCATATTCGAGATATTCAGACCCCTCGATTTGACTTTCGAAAGGTGTCTTGTCGCTGGGTGGTTTTATATCAAGTGGTTGTGATTGAACACCTACGACACGTAAATCACCTGACACGAGTATAAGATTAGATGTAACGGAAAATCCAAATGGAAACCCACCAATTTTCACACACATGAACATACACTTGTATAACATGTGGTTCTTATTTTTGTGTTTGTATTGTCGGATACTCGTCGTTTCTATTATATAGTTAGGTAGTCCAGTCTTTTCACGTATGTATGTACTGGTCGCAAGAACCATTTTTGAAATAATATCACTATTAGCCTCGAGTTTTTGCACCTCTCTATATTCATTCATATTAGGGGCGGGGTCGTTTATCAATACTTGATTATATGTACTCCTAGTGGTGAAAGTCTCTTTCCTGGTATCAAGTAGAAGTACTATCAATACGATTAACAATAACAGGTTGTACATTAATATAGAGTACAAAAAAAGTGCGTTATCAATCATATTTTTTTTGATAAATTACATTAGATGTCTCTTCTGGTCTTCAGCCCAAAATGCAAACACAGTGTGGAAGTGATTGATTTTATCAAGAAACACAAAGAGTTGCAACAAATCGTTCAATACCACAATGTCACGGTTTCTGGAATACCACCCGAGTTCAGGACAAAGATAACACGTGTACCGACCATGTTGACAAAAAATGGTAAGATTTTGGTAGGACGTGAAATACACAACTGGCTCGAGTCACTCCTACCAGTTCAAGAATTGGAAACGTGTGACTTTGGTTCTATTTTTTCATCAACTCTAGACGGCGAACCTAGTGGTGAAATGTTCGGCCTTGATGATTATGGTAAGTCGCTTCAACCTGCCATGACGCGCGAATTAGAAGAAAAAATAAGTCGTAAGGTTGATGATGAAGCTTATAGTGATATAAAGAAATAATACGCGAATAATCGAGTATGAAACTGGTGACCGTACAAGCTGCGGCCATCAAATCTACATTTGAAGTATTGAAGGATATATTAAACGATGTCAATCTTTATTTCAAACCCGACGGTGTGTATATTGTAACTCTAGATACAGCTAGAGCCTCGCTGATTGATATGTATCTCCCGGCTGAAAATTTCGAAGAGTACGTATGCGCAGAGGAAGTCGATTGTGGGATCAATATGACTAACATGTATAAACTTCTCAAAACGATCACGGTCAATGATGTTCTCGTAATATCCGTCAATTCCAAAGAATTCATGAATATTGAAATCCATAGCGAACAGAAGAAGACGTCTACCAAATTTGCATTAAAACTACTCGATATTAATGAAAATCAAATCGAGGTTCCTGAAATGCACATGACTATAAATACACCCATACCATCTGTAGATTTCCAGAGAATTTGCAGGGATATGTCTAATATAGGTGATGAGATTGAAATTTCGAGAAGTGGTAAGGTATTACGTTTACTGTGCAGGGGTGATTTTGCTGACCAGGAAACGGAAATTCAGTGTGTAGACGACTGCCCGACCATGTCGGGTGCATACTCACTCAGGTACATGAACATTTTCACGAAAGCGACTAGTATGTGTTCTACGGTACAAATCATGCAGGAAGACCAGAACCGGTTCCTCATTCTGAAATATAACGTCGCAAACTTGGGCGACTTGAAGTTTTATCTATCAACTAAGGTAGTTGAAGATCAGTAAGATACCCCGTTGCAGTGTCAACGGTTTTTATCATACCAAAACAATTTTTAATTTTAATTTTAGGATACATCATCGCAATGAAACTTTCATCATAATAAAACATATCACTTATCTTCATTTTCTCTCCGTAAAAATCTGAAAACGGACCAGCGTACCGTCTGATTTTTTCGAGAACATCCTTTACAGGCTTATCACCAGTGTCTAATAACTGCGCACTCGAGAGAGGTATATGGAAACTCATGGTCTTAGCTTTCGTAGGTGGCCATGTATATTCAGTATTACACGTTAAAAATTTATAAATTTTATTATTGTACCAAAATTTAACTCGTATGATAAATCGATCAATTGCATCCGGTGGCGGTGGGATCTTTTCGGTCATATCCAGTCTCCCAATATAAGATGCTGTACTCGGTTCGATTTGGTCGCGTTCACTTTCCCAGAAAGGTTCACTCGTTTCATATTCCTTGGTGTGGTCGACATAATACTCCACATACCTATCAACGATCGTGAAATCATGTTTACTGAATAAAAAAGTGAGAACGTTTTTAAACGTGTAGATTGTGTTAATTAAAAGCGAGCGAAGTAGTTTAATCATTGATATACATGGAAGGCAATTTTTTAAGTCGGTATAATAACCGCGTAGATGAATGGATGTCAAAAATTGATGATGATCCATGTAATAAGAATATATATCAAAGCGAATTGTCGGATTATATAGCCAAGTGTATGCCGTATATTCAACAGTACATAACAGATGATAAAATTATAGAAGTAAGTACTGATAACGCGTTCAACTGTAAAGTGACTACAGGACTGCAAAAGAAAGATATATACACGGACTACTTGATAGATGTTGAAAAGAAATCCTTACCCCGGGTCACGGAACGCGTAGTCACGGATATATGTGCGAATTGTCCAGAGAGTAACGTCGTATATTTTCAAAACACGAGTGACATGGTATGCGACTCGTGTGGCCTGATTATAGACGTTTTAATAAGCCAGGAACTTACATATAGAGAGGAACAGGAGACTTCCGAGAAAGTTATCAATTATTCGTATAAACGAGACAATCATTTCAATGAATGGTTATCACAGTTCCAGGCACAAGAAATGACAACGATACCCAAAGAAGTCATAGAACAACTACGGAACGAATTCAAAAAGATCAAGATCAAAAAATTGACCGAGATCACACACGCTAAAGTGAGGGTGTTGTTAAAGAAATTGAAACTTAACAAATATTATGAACACGTGCCTTATATTTCGAATATTTTGAGTGGGATAAAACCACCTAAAATGCCGGTCGAACTCGAGGAACAACTACGCATGATGTTTAAAGATATTCAGAAACCATTCGACAATAACCGTCCAGCGGAACGTAAAAACTTTTTGAGTTATTCGTATGTTTTATACAAATTTTGCGAACTCTTGAGTGAAGATTCATATTTACAATATTTCCCTCTTTTGAAATCGAAAGAAAAGTTACATCAACAGGATATCATATGGAAAAGGATATGTATAGAACTACACTGGGAATATATACCCACGATCTAATCCACTGTAACGCGAATCACTTCTGATTGAGCTCCAGCAGACGGTGGAAAATTAACTAGATACGCTTCTTGTAAATTTAACAGTTTTAGGTAGTTTCTCGCTTGCGATACCATCACGTCTGTTATATTTTTTACCGTCTTCAATTCAACTACAGTGGTTCGGTTGATGATTATGTCAGCTCGAAGATTTCCTATGGTATGCCCCTTGAATGTAATGGGTATTATACGCTCAGTCTCGTATGAAATACCGTTTTCTCGTAAAAGTACCTCTATGGCATTGTGATATACACGTTCACTGAACCCAGGCCCTAGAATGTTGTATATCTCAGACACGTATTCGTGTATCATTTGTATACAGTATACACTAGTCTTTATACACTTAAAGAGTTCACACGTATGTTGAATGGGTGGTGTTCCACCCACACATGTTATACATGAGGCTAGTAATACAGCCAAAAGCACCGTTCCTATAGCTCAGTTGGTTAGAGCGTGGTGCTTATAACGCCAAGGTCATGGGTTCGAGCCCCGTTTGGAACATTTTTTAGATACATATCCTGTATGTAAAAAATGCGACATTTAAAGTTCTAAAAAAACTACGCGTACACTAAATGGCTGAGCCAGTATATACACTGAATTTATCAGACGAAGCTGATGGAATGGTTCCCATCGATTCCAACTCTCGATCAAATGCATTTGTGGCAGAGGACCCTAAAAAAAATGTAAGTGATTATAAAGACGGTATGGATTCTACTCCTATATCTGATGTAATGATGCAATCTCAAGATTCACCCTTCGACTCGCCCATGATGGGTGCCGACCCCCGTGCAGTCCAAATGTCGCACCAACAAGTTTTGATGGCACCCCAGCCCGCTCAGGCTGCCACCGCCGTGAAGGAAGGTGGCAACTCGGATAAAAAGAAAAAGAACCCGTTCGACCTTACAGATGAGCAACTCGAGGCGCTTATCGTTATTTTGGCGACTGGTGTCGCTATTAGCAAGCCCATTCAAGAAAAACTCGCGGGTTCTGTACCCAGGTTCTTGAATGCACAAGGGAACCGAAGTTTGGTCGGTTTAGCTTCTACAGGGACTGTAGCGGCTGTAGTGTTCTACATCGCTCGTAAGTATTTTTAATACATGTCAAGGACACGACCACCTGTCACCATATACGCCGACCCTAATCCTAAAATTAACGCGACCATTGTCATGACCATGGGTAACCATGCAGTTTTCATACTTTCGCCATATTTCTCATATCCCTGCTTTAACTTTGACCATTTAACGGCTTCAGTTAATGTAACGAGAAACCCTGCAGCTACCAATAGAGTTATCATCACACTTATAGTGTTTAAACTGACAATTAAACTCGTATTTCCCAAATACCAGACAAGTGCAGGTATCGCGACTGTTAAATTCAACATGTTCACGTAATAGGGCATCTTAATACGTGTGGTGAAAGCACTCGCCATGATCGCAAACCACATGAGCAATGATATGAGTATCCTGGACGCAGTTGGTTGTCTGAGATTAAATTCAGTCATATACATTTATGTAACATTATTTATCGACGATCTTTTTACCACAGAAAGGAGTTATTTGGTTTATGTTTTCGTATATACCTATACGTATCGCCTCATTTTTGAGTTCGGTATAGTTATCCCAAAAATCGGTACTATGCGAATACTCCGTGACGGTACAATGTGTGAGTTCGTGTAAGAGTACGTGAAATACGTTATTAGATGTACCATCTATGCATATACCAATCTCACCCCCTTTATTTGAGTTGTACCCGACACCCGATAAGAGAGATCCCCTGTATGCAACAATAGGTATCTCATTATGTAACATTTGATATTTCTCATCACCGTTCGTCTTCAGATGTTCCCTGAATATTTTGTATTTTTCCTTAACTTCGAGTAATACAGGATCTTCTTTAAAATTACAAAACATGGCTATATTAATTAACA